TTTTGCGCGCGGCGCTGGATGTCTGCGCGGATTTTACCGGGGTCCTGCCGCTGGCCTGCACCTGCGAGGAGATGGTGCCGGCGACGATGGACAGCCATGTGCTGGCGACGCGGCCGGTGACGGGGCTGGTGGCGGTCTTTGCGGTGGCGGCCGATGGCGGGCGCACGGCAATGGCGGCCGGGGCCTATGACTGGCTGATCGGCGCCGATGGCGGCGGGCGGCTGCGGCTGGTGGCGCCGGTGGGTGCGGCGCGGCTGGCGGTGCAGGTCTTGGCGGGGCTGGCGGCGGGGTGGGACACGCTGCCGGACGCGATCCGGCACGGGCTGATCCGGCTGGCGGCGCACCAGTATCGCGCGCGGGACGACGGCAGCGATGCGGGCTTGCCGCCGGCGAGCGTGGTGGCGCTGTGGCGGCCGTGGCGGCGGATGCGGCTGCTGTGATTGCGAACGACGCGGGGCGGGCGTTCGACGTGCTGGTGGCGCGGCTGGCGGCGAAGGCGGAGGCATTGGCGGAGGCGCGGCTGCAGGCGCGCAGCCTGGCGCCGCCGTTGCGGTGGCGGCAGGCGGGGCTGTTGTGGCCGACGTTCGGGGGAGACTGAGTGATGGAGATTCAACTGCGCGCGGCACTGCTGGACTGGCTGGCCGGGGATGCCGGGCTGGCGGGGGCGATCACGCAGTTTGTCGAGGAGGTGCCGCGCCGGGTGAGCCTGCCCTGGCTGGGGATCGTGGCGAGCGCGAGTGGCGACTGGGGGACCAAGACCGAGCGGGGGCGGGAGGTGCGCGTGGCGCTGGAACTCCATTGCCGGGGAGACAGGCCGGGCGATGCCGGCGACCTGGTGGCGGCGATCGAGCGGCGGATCGAGGCCTTTCCGCGGGCGCGGGCGGGGTTTGCGGTGGCAAGCGTGCGATTTCTGCGGGCGCGGGCCGAGCAGCGCGACGCGGCGAGCCGGGCGGTGCTGCTGGAATACCGGTTCCGGCTGATTTCGAACTGATTTTTCCCTTTCATCTGGAGAACGACGATGGCTGCACAGTCAGGCGCGGCATTCCTGCTCAAGATTTCCGACGGCGCGGCCACCCCGACTTACCAGACGGTGGCCGGGCTGCGGACGACACAGATGACGGTTTCGGGTGAGCTGGTGGTGGTGACAAGCAAGAACAGCGGCGGCTGGCGCGACCTGCTTTCGGGCGCGGGGGCGCGTTCGGTTTCGGTCAGCGCGGCAGGGATTTTCCTGGGCAGCGCGGCGGAGATCCGGATGCGCAACAATGCGCTGGGAGGTGCGATCGACGACTATCAGCTGAGCTTCGAGGACGGGGCGCGGATGACCGGGCGGTTCCTGGTGCAAAAGCTGGAATATGCCGGGGATTTCAACGGCGAGCGCACGTACACGGTGCAGCTGGAAAGCTCCGGGCCGGTGGTGGCGGGATGACGGCCGCGAACCCCTGGCGGGGGGAGGCAGGGCTGCCGGTGTGCGGCGAGGTGCGGCGGCTGCGGCCGACATTTGCCGCGCTGGTGGCGGCCGAGGAGGAGCTGGGGCCGCTGATGCCGCTGGTCGAGCGGGCGGCGGCGGGGGAACTGCGGCTGGGCGAGATTGCGGCGCTGTTCTGGCATTGCCTGGGCGGCGAGGTTTCGCGCGAGGCGGTGGGCGAGGCTGTGGTCGAGGCGGGGCTGGCGGCCTGTGCCGGGCCGCTGCGGACGCTGTTGCGGCAGATCCTGCAGGGCGGGGGATGAGCGAGAGGCTGCGGTTCGGGGCGGCGGCGCACCGGCTGGCCGGGGTGGCGGCGCGGCTGCTGGGATGGCGGCCGGCGGAGTTCTGGGCGGCGACGCCGGCGGAACTGGCGGCGGCGCTGCTGTGGGACGAGGGTCAGGCGACCGCGCCGCTGGGGCGCGACGAACTGGCGCGGATGATGGAGCATGATGGTGGCCGGTAGCAGCAGCAATGGAGGCGCAGGTGGCACCGGGGGCGATCCGGTGGCGACCATGCTGATCGACGTTCGCGCCGGCACCGCCGCGTTTGCCTCGGACCTGGCGGCGATGCGCGGGACGGTGGACGGGACACTGGCGAGCGGGTTCGACGCGGCCGGCAAGGTGCTGGAGGGGAGCCTGACCGGCGCCATCCGCAAAGGCGATGCCGCATTTCTCGATCTGCGGACCATGGCGATCAGGGTGATCGACGATATCGCCGCGCAAGCGGTGAAAGGATTGTTTTCGGGGCTGTTGGGATCGGCGAGTGGCGGTGGCGGGATCGGCGCGGTGCTGGGTTCGCTTGGCGGGTTGCCGGGGCGGGCGACCGGCGGGCCGGTGTCGCCTGGGGCAGCCTATGTCGTCGGCGAGCGGGGGCCGGAGCTGTTCGTGCCGACCTCGGCCGGGTCGGTTGCCGCGAATGGCGGCACGGTGCAGCCGGCGCGGGAGGTGCGGGTTTCGATCACGGTCAACGCGCCCGCCGGGGGCGACCAGGCGCAGGCGTTGCAGCGTTCGAGCCGGCAGGTGGCCAGCGCGGTGCGCCGGGCGCTGGCGCAGGCCTGAGGACAGCGACATGGCATATTGGCTGGCGAGTGGGCGCGAGGGACAGGACAGCGACTGGATCCAGCGGTTCGACCCGCGCTTCTGGACGGTGGATTTTCCGCGCCCGATGATGGCTTCGGCGGTGACGCCGGCGGCGGACATGCTGCGGGTGGATGTGGCCTTCCAGCGGTCCGGCGACCTGGCCGGGGTGATCTGGGCGAGCGAGGACAGGCTGGACCACCCGCTGCTCGCCTATGCGACCGACCGGGACTATTCGCGCACTACGCTGTCTTTCCGCTGGCGTTCGCGGGGGGTCATGCCGCTGGATGCGGTCAACGGGCCGACGCTGACGATCGAAGGGACGGATGCAGGCGGGGCGGGGCGGACCTGGTTCGTCAGGCTGTGGAACTATGCCACCGGCAGCGGCGAGGATGCGAAAGTGGTGCTACCGTTTTCGGCGCTGGTGGCCGGCTGGACGGTGGCGGGCGGCGAAGCGGTGTGGCCGGCGGCGATCGAGCGGATGTTCATTTCGCTGGTGCCCCCGGGCTATGTGCCCGGCGGGATCGGGCCGCTGGCGGCGCCGGTGGACGGGTGGGTCGAGCTGAGCGCGATCCGCTGCGACGGCGAGCGGGCGATGCTGGCGATCGGCGACGTGGCGGTGCCGCCGCATGGGCTGGCGATTGCTACCGCTTATGACGACCAGTGCAACCAGACCCCGGCTCGGCTGGTGCGGGGACTGCGGCGGCTGGGGTATCGCGGCAGCGTGCTGCATTATTGCGGGATGAGCCACTTCATGCGGCTGGCGCCGAGCGGCGGGGCCTTTCTCGCCGGCAGCGGCGGCGATCCGCTATGCGGGCCGGCGCGGGCCTGGCACGGGGCGTTCTTTGCCGAATGCGGGCGGGCGGGGCTGGCGCCGATCGCGTCGCTCTCGTTCGAGCTGCTGGCGCAGCACTGCCCCGATGACTGGCAGCAGCGGGCCGGCAACGGCGATCCGGCGCGAACCGGGTGGAGCCCGCCTTCGGCACTGCTTTCGCCGGTCCATGGCGCGGCGATGGCCTGGTTGCGGTCGGCAGCGGCGGCGATTGCCGGACTGATGGCGGCTGCTGGAGTGGCGGTGCGGTTCCAGATCGGCGAGCCGTGGTGGTGGGTCATGGGGGACGGGCGGATCTGCCTTTACGATGCGGAGGCATTGGCGGCGCTGGGCAGCGGGGCGGAGCCGATCACGAACTTGCGCGGGGCGCTGACCGACGGGCAGCTGGCCGTGCTGGATCGGGCCGGAACGGCTTTGGCGAGTGCGACGGCGGCGATGGCGGAGGCGGTGCGGACGGCGGTGGCGCCGCAGCCCGCCGAACTGATGCTGCTGGTGTTCCTGCCGACGGTGCTGGACCCGGCGACCCCGGAGGCGCGGCGGGCTAACCTGCCGACGGCCTGGGCCTGGCCGGCGTTCGATGCCTTGCAGATCGAGGACTACGACTGGCTGACCGCCGGGGCGCGGGCGCGACGCGAAGCGGCGCGGCGGGTGGTGGACCGGCGGCTCGACTATCCGCCGGCGCGGCAGGACTACCTCGCGGGGTTCGTGCCGGATGCCGGCCAGGCGGGTCTGTGGGCCGAGATCGACGCCGGCATCGACCAGGCGCTGGCGCGGGGCGGGCGGGAGACGTTCGTATGGGCCTTGCCGCAGGTGTGCCGGGATGGATTTACCAGGTTGCCGCAGGGAGAGGACGACGACATGCGTGCTTTCGACGATGTGAACTATCCGCTGGCGCTGGGCAGCGCGGCTTCGGTGACGCCGGAATTCTCGACGACGATATCCGCCACGGCGTCCGGCTTCGAGCGGCGCAGCAGCCTTTGGGGCAATGCGCGGCTGCGCTTCGACCTTGGCCCCGGCATCCGCTCGGAAGCCGAGCTGGGACAGCTGCTTGGTTTCTTTCGTGCGCGCCGGGGGCCGGCGCGAGGGTTTCGCCTGCGCGATCCGACCGATTGCAGCTCGCGCGGGATGACCGCCGAGCCGGGCGCCGATGACCAGCTGCTGGGGTTTGGCGACGGCACGACTTCGCGATTTCCGCTGGTCAAGCTTTATGGCGAGGGTGGCGAGGCGGCGCAGGTCCGCCGGATCACCCGGCCGGTCCCCGGATCGGTGCGCGTGACGCTGGGGACCGGCGAGGTGCTTTCCGGCTGGGCGCTGGAAGATGCCGGCGTCGTCAGCTTTCTGGTGCCCCCGCCGATGGGGGTCGAAGTGCGGGCGGGCTTCCTGTTCGACGTGCCGGTGCGCTTTGCCGAGGACCGGCTGGAGATTGCCGGGCATGGCTTTGCCGCGGGGGAAGCGCCGAGCGTGCCGGTGATCGAGATCCGGGAGGCGGCATGAGCCGGGTCTGGTTTTCGCAGCCGCTCGAGACGGTGGCGACCTGGTGGCGGATACACCGCCGGGACGGGGTGGCGCTGGGGTTCACCACGCACGATGCCGACCTGTGGTTCGACGGCATTGCCCATCGCGCCGCGCCGGGGATGGTGCCTTCGGCCATCCGGCGCTCGGCCGATCTCGAGGCCGACAGCGCGGAAGTCGCCGGGACGATCGCCCACGATGCGATTTCCGCCCGTGACCTTGCCTGCGGGCGGTTCGACGGGGCGCGGGTGACGATCGGGCTGGTCGACTGGCAGAGCCTGGAGCGGACGGCGCTCTATCGGGGGACGATCGGCGCGGTCAGCGAGGAAGCGGGGACGTTCAGCACCCAGTTGCTATCGCGCAAGGCGGAACTGCACCGCGACCCGGTGCCGCGGGTCAGCCCTTCGTGCCGGGCCGTGTTCTGCGGGCCGGGGTGCAATCTTTCGGGCGCGCGGTTCACGCACGAGGGCGTGGTTGCTGCGCATGTCGCGGGCGACAGTGGTGTGGACGTGGCCACGGGGATTGACGGCAGCGTGCTGGCCGGCGGGATGCTGCGCTGGCTCGACGGGCCTTATGCCGGCTTTGCCGCGCCGGTTGTTTCTGCCAGCGGCGACAGGCTGGTGCTCGACATGCCGCTCGACGAATCGGTTCCGGCGGGCGCGCGGGCCGAGGTGCGCGAGGGGTGCGACCGGACATTGGCGACCTGCGCGGGGCGGTTCGGCAATGCCGTCAACTTCCAGGCGGAGCCGTTCGTGCCGGGGAACGACCTCCTGTCCCGCTATGGAGTCGGCCAATGAGCGGGGAACCGGGTTTCAGTGGCGAGAGGCTGGCGGCGGCGGCGGGCGAACTGGTCGGTTCGCGGTTCCGGCTGCACGGGCGCGACCCGGCGACCGGGCTCGACTGCATCGGCGTGTTTGCCTGTGCGGCGCAGGCGGCGGGGCTGGAGGCGGCGGTGCCCGGAGATTACCAGCTGCGGATGCGCGACCTCGCGGTGGTGGGCGACTGGGCGCGCGGGCATGGGTTCGTCGGGGCGAATGACGGCTTCCGGCCCGGGGATGTCGCGCTGTTCGCCCTCGGCGCGGGACAGGGGCATCTGGCGATTGCCGTGGGTGACGGCGAATTCGTCCATGCCCATGCCTCGCTGCGGCGGGTGGTGAAGGGGCCGGTCCCTCGCGATTGGCCGCTGGCCGGGCATTGGCGGGCGGGCGGCGGGATTTCGGGGGGCTGATATGGCGACACTGGTTTTCACGGCGCTTGGTTCGGTCCTGGGTGGGCCGATCTTCGCGGCGGCGGGAGCATTGGCCGGCGGGGCGCTGGACATGGCGCTGGCCGGCGGCGGCAGCCGCGAAGGACCACGGCTGGGCCAGCTGGCGGTGACGACCGCCAGTTATGGCGACCGGCTGCCCCGCCAGTTCGGGCGGATGCGGGTTCCGGGGACGGTGATCTGGGCGACCGACCTGATCGAGCAGTCACAGACCAGCGGGGGCGGCAAGGGGCAGCCTTCGGTGACGACCTACAGCTATTCCTGTTCGTTTGCCGTGGCGTTGGGCAGCCGGCCGATTGCCGGGGTGGGCCGCATCTGGGCGGACGGGAACCTGCTTCGCGGCGAGGACGGTGCGCTGAAGGTGGGCGGGACGATGCGGCTGCATCGCGGCACCGGCGATCAGGCGGCCGATCCGCTGATCGCCGCCGCCGAGGGCGGCGCGCAATGCCCGGCGTGGCGGGGAACCGCCTATGTGGTGTTCGAGAACCTGCAGCTGGCGGACTTCGGCAATCGCATCCCGGCGCTGAATTTCGAGGTGATCTGCGACGACGGGACGCTGACGCTGGCGCAGGTGTTCGACGGGATCATAGACGAGCTCGATGCGCCGGTGTCTCTGGACGGAATGGTCGGACTTTCGCTCGACGGCACGCCGGCCGATCTGCTGGCGACGCTGGCGCCGGTATACCCGCTTGCCTGCAATGCCGCCGGCGCGCGGATTGCGATTGCGCCGGAACTGGCTCAAGCGGCGCCCAGGGCGATTGGCGAGGCGGCGGTCGCCTTGGGCCAGGGCGATTTCGGGCGGAATGCCGGCTTTGTCCGCCAGCGCAATGCAGAGAGCGAGACGCCGCCGCGGGTCATCCGCTACTATGATCCCGAGCGCGACTTCCAGACCGGCGTACAGCGGGCGGGCGGGCAGCCGCTGCCCGGACAGCCGCGCACGATCGAGATACCGGCGGCGTTCGGGGCGGCCGACGCGCAGAGGTTGATCGCCCGGGCGGCAAGCAGCGGCATCTGGCGGCGCGAGACGCTGCAATGGCGGACGACAGAACTCGATCCGGCGATATCGCCGGGAATGCTGGTGGCAGTGCCGGGGCAACCGGGGGTCTGGCGGGTGCTGGCGTGGGAATGGCGCGACAACGGGATCGAGATTGCGCTCGAACGGGTGGCGCAGCCGGCATTCGCCAATGGGGCGGCCAGCGCGGGACGGGCCAATCTTGCTGCGGACATGGCCTCCGGCCTGACCGAGGTGGTGGCATTCGAACTGCCCTGGGACGGCAGCGGCAGCAGCGACGCTCGGCGGGTCTACGCGGCAGTCTCGTCGGCTTCGGCGGGGTGGAGTGGTGCCGAGCTGAGCCGGGACGCGGGCGATGGGGTGCTGGTGCCGCTGGGGACGAGCGGGCGGCAACGCAGCATGATCGGGAGGGCGCTGGATGTTCTGGCGCCGGGAACGCCATTCATCGTCGATCGAACATCCCATGTTACCGTGGCGCTGATAGACCCCGGCATGGCGTTGAGCGCGGCGACGGCGCGGCAGTTGGCGGCCGGCGCCAACCGCGCCCTGGTCGGAACGGAGATTGTCCAGTTCGCCACGACGGTGCCGCTGGGCGGGGGCGTCTGGCGGCTGGATGGCATGCTGCGCGGGAGAGGGGGGACCGAGCAACAGATGTTCGGTCACGCCGTCGGGGAAGCGTTCGTCCTGCTCGATGACCGGGCCGTCCTGCTCGATGCCGCTGCGGTGGGGGATGCACCGGGAACGGTGATCGCCGCTGTCGGACTGGGCGATGCGCAGCCGGTGACGACGCCGGTCATCAACGCCGGTGCCACACTGAGACCGCTATCGCCGGTCCATCCCGCGACGATCGAGGACTCGACGGGATTGACGCTGCGCTGGGTACGGCGAGCGCGCGGTGGATGGATGTGGCGGGACGGGGTGGACTTGCCGCTCAATGAGCAGGTCGAAGCCTACGAGGTGGCATTCGGACACGCGGACTTGATCGCTGCGCGGTGGACCGTGTTCGTACCCCAGCTGACGCTTGCGGCTGCCGAGGTGACGAGCCTGCGCGCCGCCGTGCCGGGAGGCAGGTTTCAGGTGCGGCAGCAGGGCACGTACGCGTTCTCCCCGCCGCTCGTCTTTTCCGCTGCGTGAATGCGGCAAAACCGGAGTGACCGCAGATGACCGATCCGATTGCCTTCGATGGCAGCAGCCCGCGATTTGGCCTGCCGATGCTGTTCGCCGGGCAGGCGCAGAAGGAGTTCTATGTTAACGAGGCGCACGCGCTGGTCGATGCATTGCTGCACGCGGCGATCGAGGGGACGGCGAGCGCCCCGCCGGCCAATCCGACCGACGGGCAGTCCTGGCTGGTGGGACCATCGCCG